CCTCCTTCTCCTCTCCCGTTTTTCCATTTCCGGGAGAGGTTTTCATTTTGCACGGAGAAAGGCATGACGGACAAGCAACGACGGTTCATCGACGAGTACATGGTAGACCTGAACGCGACGCAGGCCGCCATCAGGGCGGGCTTCAACCCGCACAGCGCGGGGAACTACATCGTGCGCATCATGAAGAAGCCGGAAGTGCGCGCGGCGATCGAGCGGAAGATGGCGGAGGCCGCACGGAGGACCGAGGCCAACGCCGACCGGGTGGTCAGGGAGCTGGCGCGCATCGCGTTCCTCGACCCGACGGCGGTGGTCGACCCACGCGACGCGGAGATCCGCAAGGACGCCTGCGAGGACGACCGCGCCTGCATCGCGTCGGTGAAGGTCGAGGAGAGCGACACGGGCGTCAAGCGCGAGGTCCGCTTCTACGACAAGAACCGTGCCCTGGAGCTCCTCGGGAAGCATCTGGGCATGTTCCAGGACAAGACGCAGCTCGAGCTCAACGCCCCCGTGCAGGTGGTGGTGCATGACGACATCGGCTCCGGCAAGGCGTGACGTGACGGTCTCCTCGCTGATCGGTGGAGGGTACGACGCCTTCTGGCGGTGGGAAGGCAGGTACCTCGCATGCAAGGGGAGCCGCGGGAGCAAGAAGAGCAAGACCACGGCGATCCGATGGATCGTGAAGATGATGCAGCATCCCGGGGCGAACCTGCTCGTGGTGCGCAAGGTGGAGCGCACGCTGCGCGACAGCTGCTTCAGCGACCTCGTGTGGGCCGTGCGCCGCATCGGGGTGGAGGAGTCCTGGAGGGCGACCACGTCGCCTCTGGAGATGTCCTACATCCCCACCGGGCAGAAGATCCTCTTCCGCGGGCTGGACGACCCGCAGAAGGTCACGTCCATATCCATCCCGCACGGGGTGCTCTGCTGGTGCTGGGTGGAGGAGGCGTACGAGATAACCCGCGAGTCGGATTTCGACATGATCGACGAGTCCATCCGCGGGGAGGTTCCGGAAGGTCTCTTCAAGCAGGTCGTCCTGACGTTCAATCCCTGGAACGAGCACCACTGGCTGAAGAAGCGCTTCTTCGACCATCCGGGTCCGGACACGCTTGCCATGACCACGACGTACAGATGCAACGAGTGGCTGGACGATGACGACCGGCGCATGTTCGAGGAGATGAGGAAGCGGAACCCGAAGCGCTACAAGGTGGCCGGCCTGGGGGAGTGGGGGGTGGTCGACGGCCTGGTGTACGAGAACTGGAGGGAGGAGTCCTTCACGCTCGACCAGGTTCGCGGCATGGAGACGTTCTGCGGACTTGACTTCGGCTACACGAACGACCCGTCAGCATTCGTCATCGGCTTCCTCGACCAGAAGGAGAGGAGGATCTACGTATGGGACGAGTTCTACGAGACCGGCCTGAGCAACAGGAAGATCTGCGAGAGGATCGAGTCGATGGGCTATCGGAAGGAGCGCGTCACCGCCGACTCCGCAGAGCCGAAGAGCATCCAGGAGCTGCACGACATGGGTCTCTGGATCGTGGGGGCGAAGAAAGGCAGGGACTCCGTGCGCAGCGGGGTCAACTGGATCAGGGACCATGAGGTCGTCGTCCATCCGCGCTGCGTCCACTTCCTGACGGAGATCGGCAACTACCAGTGGGCGGAGGACAGGTTCGGGAACAAGACGAACGAGCCCGAGGATGGATTCAACCACTGCATGGATGCCATGCGGTACGGGCTCGAGAGATACATGGGCGGGAGGTGGCTCGCATGATGTGGTGGAGCTGGGCCAGGAAGGCCCTCAAGGGCTGGAAGGACTGGATGGTGTGGTTCCTCGCGGGACTGGCGGGAGTGCTCCTGCTGGCGCTCAAGTGGTCGCTCCATGTGGGGCGCAAGAGGAAGGAGACGATATCGGGACTCAAGGCGGAGGCGGAGGGATCCAGGACGATACGCGGACAGGAAAAGGCCGCGCAGGAGAAGGCCGACTCGCACGAGGCGAGGACGAACGAGAACATCGTCCGGGTGAGGAAGGAGACCGGTGGAAAGATTTCTTCCGGATCTGGCTACAACGACGTCGTGGGGGACTGGAACAATGGCTAGGCATATTCATGTTCTCGCTTGCACCGGAATCATGTCGGCATGCTGCGCGCTCTCGTCCTGCCTGACGGCCAGGACGGCGTATGTGAGGCCCGAGCTTCCCGCATATGACCCGGCCGTTCCGGTGCGTCCCACGCTTGATGTAATTGATCAGGAACCTGACCCGGCGGTCACGAGGAACCTCATCCTGGTCACGCAGTACGCGAAGGAGCTGGAGGCCTATGGACAGGGATGGCGCGATTTCTACAAGGAGCTGAGGGGCGATGCTGACGAATGACGAGATCGTCCGGTACATCCGGAACGACATGGGTTCCGAGCGCAAGCGCAAGGCGAGGCTCGGCGAGAGATACTACAACGGCCACCACGACATCGAGCGCTATCGGTTATTCTACTACGACGCGGATGGGAATCTGGTGGAGGACCGCACCAGGAGCAACATCAAGATACCGCACCAGTTCTTCACCGAGCTGGTGGACCAGCAGGCGCAGTACATGCTCTCTGGCCGGGGCGACAAGATACGCTCGGACGATCCTACGGTGCAGGAGATCCTCAACGACAGGTTCAACCGCAACGAGGATTTCAAGGCCGCCTTGTACGATTTGGTTGAGGATACCATCAAGAACGGCTTCGGATATCTGTACGCGTATGTCGATTCGGACGGGCGGCTCCAGTTCGAGTCGGCCGACGCCATGGGTGTCGCCGAGGTGAGAGCCGACGAGGCGTCCGACAGGTGCGAGTACGTCATCACCTACGACCCCGTTCCCACGCGGGATGGCGTGAGGCGGCAGGTCTGGAAGGTAGGAGTCTGGGACAAGACCCATTGCTGGCGCTATGTGTGGGACGGTGGGGCCGTGTTGCGCCTCGACCCTGAGGCCGACCCGAATCCGAGGCCGCACGTGCTCTATACCGATGGCAAGGATGACGGGGCTCTGTATTGGCAGGACCTGGGTGTCATCCCATTCTTCCGGCTCGACAACAACGCCAGGCAGGAGAGCGGGATCGTCAGGGTGAAAAAACTCATCGACGACTATGACCTCATGTCGAGCGGACTGTCGAACAACATCCAGGACGCGTCCGACGCCTTCTGGGTTGTCAGGGGCTATGACGGCAACGACCTGGACATGCTGATCGACAACATCCGGCGCAAGAAGCAGGTCGCCGTCGGTTCGGAAGGTGACGTGGAGATCAAGACCGTAGCCATCCCCGTAGAGGCGCGCAAGGCAAAGCTGGAGGAAGACCGCCGCGACATCTACGAGTTCGGCATGGGGCTCGACCCGGACAAGGTCGGCGACGGGAATGTGACGAATGTCGTGATCATGTCCCGGTACGCGTTGCTCGACCTCAAGTGCAACAAGCTTGAGACCCGGCTCAAACAGTTTTTGAACCGTATCGTGCAGCTTGTCCTGGACGAGCACAACCGGGAGGCGGGGACCGCGTACGACACAGGCATGGTGTGGTACGACTTCGAGCGCAACGTCATCAGCAACGAGACGGACAAGGCGGCCATCAGGCTGAGCGAGGCGCAGGCGCAGCAGACGCGGATCAATACACTGCTTGCAGTCGCCGACCGGCTGGGGAAAGACCTGCTGGTCGAGCAGATATGCGGCGCGCTCGACATCGATTACGCCGAGGTCAAGGACAGGCTTCCGGACCAGGACGACCCGGAAGAAGATCTGGACGATGCCATGGAGGAAATAGGCGATGACGAAGGCGCAGCGCCAGGTGGTGCGGAGACAACTGCTTGACGAGAAGGCCGTCCTCTCCCAACTCAGGACGGACTACAAAGAGGCCCTGTCGCGGGTCGATTCGAAGATTCAGGAGCTGATGGGAAGGCAGGACCTGACGCCGTCGGTCATCTATCAGGTGCGGTATCAGAGGATGGTCAAGGGACAGATTGAGGAAGCTCTCGGAAATCTCAGAAGCGGTGCTTGCCAGCATATCAGCGACTATACAGAGGGCGTATACAAGACCGCATTTATCGGCGCGCAGTACTCGATGCAGAGGCAAGGAGTGCCCCTTATCTTCCCGATTGACAGGGACGCGATGGTAAAGGCGGTCAAGACCGACAGCAAATTGTCATCTTCGATGTACAGGCGCATGGGGGTCAACGTCACTGAGCTGAGGAACTCCGTTTCTGCTGAGCTCAGCCGCGGCATCGCGAGCGGCAGCGGTTATGCCGACATCGCCCGCAGCATCGATGGAAAATTCGACATAGGCATGAAGAACTCCATGCGCATCGCCCAGACCGAAGGGCACCGGATCTCTCAGGAATCCGCCTTGGACGCCATACGGAAGGCCAAGGAGGCGGGGGCCGACGTTGTGAAGCAATGGGATTCCACCCTGGACGACCGCACCCGCGAGAGCCACAGAGAGCTGAACGGGCAAATCCGTGACATCGACGACTATTTCGAGACCGGAGACGGCCATAAGGCGCTGGCTCCCGGGCAGTTCGGCATCCCTGGCGAGGACATCAACTGCAGGTGCGTCATCCTCCAACGCGCCAGATGGGCAGTGGAGGACGGTGAAGGCAGTTATACGAAGGCCAGCCGCATGGAGGAGAATGGCCGGTGCAGGATCGTCGACATGTCGTCGGTCGACGGATACCAGGCGTTCTGGAACCGGTATCAGACGGTTATTGGTAAGATTTTGAAAACCAATAAAAGAAGTCTAGATTCTGAAATGTATCCGAAGGCTCTTGCAGGAGTGGCAAGAGGAAAGCCGATGTCATTTGAAGAGGCGGATCATCGGAGGGTCAACCCACATCTGCTAGATAGTCCGGGATATATGTGCAACTGTCAGTCATGCGTCGTCGCATATGAAGCGAGAAGAAGAGGATATGATGTCGAGACTCTTGCGAACTTCAAGAATCGTACCGCGAAGATGCTGTCCACGCACACAAACTATGCGTGGATTGACCCAAAGACGGGAAAACATCCTAAATACATAAGGTTCAATGGCGATACGGTTGCTGGGTTGGAATCTTTTATTGATCGCACAATAGAATCAGGCAAACGATATACCTTCGAATTCACCTGGAAGGGTAAAGGGTTTAGCGGTCACATTGTCCATATGTTCCGGGCGGCGAACGGAGAGGTGAACATCTTCGACCCGCAAACGGGAAAATTGTATGATTGGAAAGGAGTAAGGAGGAATTTCCTCTTGCATATAAAATTCAGCGGGATATACAAAGGCAAAAACATCTTCTGTCCTGTAGACATTTTACGGGTCGACAATATGGCGTTTGACAAAAACGTGGTATCGAAGATAATGAAAGCAGCAGGAAGTTGAAGACATGGATGCTGATCTAAAAATGGCTATCGCATTCGCACGTAACGAAGGATATGATTCCGCCGAGCCACTCCGAGAAGGATGGAACGGATATAAGGCGTATGAGGCAATCATGTACCCTGCAGATGGCCGCATGCCGAAAGTCGGGCTTCCCCGTTTAATCATCAAGGATGGCGAAAGTTTTCGGATGTCCACCCTCGACGAGAGTCTTGTATTTATGGGTCGGCTCTAACATGACGCATAGCCTATTGCAATCATACTGTCGTCATTGGCGCTCTCCTTCGGGGAGCGCCTGTTGTTGATAGAAGTTTCATGCCTGGTGCTGGATACTGTTATCATGAGCGCTCTCCGCAATGGAGAGCTTTTCTTTTACCAAGAAAAGAGGAGGCGTCATGGTTACACTAGAATTCGAAGTCGAAGGCAAATCATTGAGGCTTACGTCTCAACAAATCCTTACAAGCGGGAGTACAAATGTCGACGAGGTAAGATTCGTTTTTGATGCTTCGTGGGATGACTTTTCTGTGAAGACTGCGATTTTTTACAGGAATAAAGCGAAATGCTATGTGAGAATCCTTGAGAATGGCGGTTGTATTGTACCGAGTGAGGTGCTCGAGTCGAGCGGATACCTCTTCGTCGGAGTACGTGGTACGAACGAAGACAAGAATGTCAACAGCGAAGTCGTCAAGTACAAGGTGGAAGAAGGAGCTCTTGAAAATGCTCCAGATGACCCGACGAAAGATGTGTATGACCAGATACTGGCAGTCTTCAGCACGTTCACGGCTGATGTCGAGACAGTAGCGTCAAGTACAAGACAGGTCGCAGAAGACAAAGACTCGGTCGCTTCAATGAAAGATGCTGTCGAGAGCATGGAGATCGAGTGCCGGAACGCTGCCGCAACCTGTACTTCCATGAAAAGCACCATCGAGACCATGCTTTCCGGCATTAGTTCCGAAGGGATTTACGGTGCGAAATTCTGCATCACCGACAACGTGCACACCGGCACACATACTCATGATGCGGCAGGATTGACCTATCATCAGTTCATCGGAGGGTCCGATGCCACACAAGTTGATTCCGACTTCCAGAGTGTCGGATGGTGGAGTCTCGTGAAGCACGTACTCAAGGATCCCGTCACCAACGAAGTTGTTGCATACGAAGGGGACGATGATTACGAGACAAAACTGGATTCCGGTGAATACAACGTCATGACTCGTTTTCCGCGATTCTATTATGACATCGCGGATACGACGGAGGATGGTAAGGAATATCGTGAATTCCTCATGTCCCTCAATCCGTTTGCGGGTTCTAAGGTTCTTGCTTCGTTCAAGGATGATAACGGGAATCTTTTGGACTATCTTGACATGGATTCGTTCAAAGGCGGACTCAAGACGATCGGTGATACAGAATGTCTGGTGTCCATGCCGGGCGTCGTTCCGTTGGTTAATGAAACGATCGTGAGATATCACGAACGTGTCGAGGCAGTTCATCGTCATCTTCAACATCAGGATGACCAATTCGTATGGCTCATTCCATTGATTATCGAGACAGCGGACATGAATGTACAGTCCGCCGTAGGCAACGGAATCTGCTCTACTGCGTATGATAACGATGCCAAATACAAGATCCAGCTTTCGGCCAATGCTACCAATAGACTCAAAATGCTTGCCGTTGCTGGCATGGAAGTCGGATATACGGTAGAGATTGGCAACAATTATTATGACAGTTCTATTGCAAAGCATCGAGAAATCATTGCTGTAGAACCGGATCAAGAGAATTCTTCATTTAGAATCGTGACGATTGATGGTGAGCCGGTCACTGTGACGACTGATAGCTGGATGACACAGCGACAACAACCTGTCCCGCTCGATGAATTCAAGGCGATGGGCAAGAAATGCGGATACTATGCGAAGTACAGCAATGTCAACAGGAATCACGTATTCGTTTATGGGCTGGCAGACCCGTGGGGCAACGTTTTTGAAGTTCTCGCGAACTTTGTACGTTGCAACGGCAAGATGTATGTGAACTTCAAGCGCAGTGCGGATCTCCCGACCGAGTTCCCTGCTGATGGCTGGGAAGAGGTGGGCGATGCCGCTCTGGTGGACGAAGGATTCATCAAGACGTTGGACTTCATCTTCTATAAAGGCAATCTGATCATGCAGGTTAGTGCAATCGGTGGAAATTCCACGAATTCTGTAGGGGACTATACGTGGGGACACTCCGACAAGCATATGGATCTGAGATACGAGTGGTCTGGTGGCAACTTCCACTATGGGGTGCATGATGGTGCTTGGTATCGGGATGCGCTTACTCGTTCCCACGCGTACATCGACTACGGGCTCCGGGCTGTTGGTTGAGGATGGTCGGGTAGGGGTTGTGGGGGAGGGCGACAGCCTCCTCCCCCGCTGGATATAAATCAGGATGATATAGGTCAGACGATGAAGAGTGGTCTGGTGGCAACTTCAACAATGGAGTGAATGATGGTGCTTGGAATCGGAATGCGCTTACTCGTTCCAACACGAACATCAACTACGGGCTCCGGGATATTCTACGCGCAAATTGTACGGCAGGCGGCGCAGCTTGCTATGGCATCGTCAACCTTGTGTCGCGAAAGCGGCACGAACTCTACACAAGCCTCCTCGGTCAGTAGAAACTTTTGTTATCGGACTCCGGGTATCGTAGAACAGCGCAATGAGAGGTAGTTATGCCAAAAAAATGGCGTGGCAGACTGGAAGACATATGTTCTTCGGATAATGTAGAGATTGCATACAAAGATGCGAAATCCACAACGAAGAACAAGCAATCGAAAGAGGTCGTCTGGTACAATGATCCAGAGCACAGGAAAGAGCTCTGCCAGCGTATCATGAATGGCACATATGTCCCCGAACCTTCGAGATGTTTCATACTGTGGGAACCTAAAGCAGGGAAATGGAGAAATATAGAGGCTCCGACTTTCGAGACAAAACTGGTGGAACACATGATCATTCTTGTGTTCGGTGCACAAATCCGCAAGTTCTTTCACCCAAACTCGTGCGCTTCAATAGAAGGCAAGGGCATCGAGCATATGAGGAAGACGATAAAGAGCTGGGCGAACCTTCCGAAGCGAACACGGCGTTTGTATGTAAAAGGCGATTTCCGCCATTTCTTTCCGAGCATCGTTCGTACCGTAGCGATGCGGGAATATGAACGCCATATCGGTGATGCGCGTGTGATAGAACTGATCCGTCTGATGATGCCGCATGCGGTCGGATTGCCTTTGGGTAATCCTTTGGTACAGTACAGCGCGAACCTGGTACTCACGGCTTTCGATTACGAATGCCAGAAATATACGAAACACTATGCCAGATATATGGATGATTTTGTCTTGTTGTTCTCAAACAAGCGCAAAGCGCGGAAATTCATCGACCACATAAAAGGATGGGCGAAAACCAACCTTTCGTTGGCTATCAAGGAAACGGGCCCTTGCGCGATCCAGTTTTGGAGTTGGGAAAAGAAAGCAATCGAAATAGCAGGATACAGGACCAGTCATGCGGGGAACCAAAAGCTCAGGCGTCAGAGCTACATCAAGCTTTCAAAACTTCTGAATGAGGACGGGTTTTCAGTTCACGAAGCAAGAAGCGTGGTCAGCTTGAACGGCTGGGTAGGCCATAGCGATTGTTACAAATTGAAAAGCAGGACTGATAAAACGATATGCGAACATGCAATCAAGCGCATCATAGCGAAAGGAGCAAAGAATGAGAGTACGAAAAGTGGGCATGGCACAAGTTGTACTTGTGCCGCAGGCTAACAAGATGTATCTGGCCGACCTTTATGGTGATTTCGTGAAGGTGGACGACAATGATGACGAATATGAGTGCGATTGCTATCGCACTACATTCCCATTGCAGTTTGATGACGAAAAGAATGCGACGGCGTTCTTTTCGGAACATTATTCGGAACTGTTCGAGCAAGCGAGAAAATCCGAGAAAGAAGCTTTACGCGAGCGTGACATACGATATGCCAAAGCAATGCTCAAGGACACCGACTACATCTGGATGAAGGCACTTGAACATTCAAAAAGCTGGGATGCCGCGAGAGCATACATTCTCGAGAAGCACCCAAACTTCTTCGTCGATCGGGATCATTGGCGTGACGTTGTGAACGGATCAACATTGTAATCAGAGCCAGTTGATAGAAGTTTCTGTTTGCATGCCATAGACTGGTATCGTGAGGGCTTCCCGGAAGGGAGGCCTTTTCTCGTGCCGCCACGGACAGGCGTAAGAACGTCCGGAACCCGGGCGAGATCCGGAACTCGTAAAAACCGTAAGGGGGATTTGGAGAATGACATTGAAGGAGCTGCTTGAACAGCACAAGGTCGCCGATGTGGAGAAGATTCTCTCGGAAATGGCGGAGAACAAGATCTACACCGCCGGGGAGGAGAACCTCGACATCAGGTACGGGAAGATGAAGACCGACAAGGAGTCGCTCGAGAAACAGCTTGTGACGGCCCAGAAGACCATCGATGACCTGAAGAAAGGCACCGAAGGCAACGCAGACCTGCAGAAAAAGATCAAGGAATACGAAGCGGAGGTCACAAGGCTCAAGACCGAGCTGACGAGGACGAAGGTCGAGGCCGAGCTCAGGGCCGAGCTGCTTGAGGCTGGGGTGACCGATGTCGACTATATCTCGTACCAGATGGGCAAGGCCGGTCCGGTCGAGCTCGGGGAAGACGGCAAGATCAAGGACTTCAAGGACAAGATCGAGGCCTTGAAGAAAAGCCATCCGAACCAGTTTGCGGATACGACCAAGAAGACCTTCATCCAGAACAAGCGGCCTCCGAAAAAGACAGGCGAAGAGGACGAGGCACCGGAGACTCTGGCCGACGCCCTCAAGGACCATTACGAACACAAAGGGGAATAACCTATGGCAATCACATTGGCGCAGATGAGGACCGGCATGGACGACAAGGTCGCCCAGCAGGTGGTCGACACGTTCATCAGACATTCGCAGATTCTGGAGCTGCTTCCGTTCGACAACTGCGTGTCGCCCGGAGGCGGGTCGACACTGGTCTATGGGTACGTGCAGAAGCTTCTGCCTTCCCTCGCGTCGTTCCGCGCGCTCAACAGCGAGTATTCGCCGAGTGAGGCGACCGTAGAGAAGAAGAGCGTCGAGCTGAAGATCTTCGGCGGGAAGTTTCAGATCGACCGTGTCGTACGACAGGCGGAGAGCCGATACGACAACATGCAGTTCCAGATCGACGAGAAGATCCTTGCCGCGATCAGCCTGTTCCACAACACGCTGATTAACGGGGATTCCGCGTCCGATTCCTCCGCATTCGACGGCCTCGACAAGACTCTCGCCGGCATGAGCACCGAATACGGTACCGACAAGATCATC